TGTCTTGATAAATCTGCCATTCTTTCAGAAACTTCTGTTGCTGTCATTGGAGTTCCTTCTGGTCTTCCAAGAGCTTCCATGTATAAAGCTTTTTTAATATTCTGCCTCATATCATTTAATACTAATTGAGCTACATCAAAATTAGATGCTGATTGTATTGGTACTAAACCTCTACTACCAGGAGCTACTGGTATTAAAGATCCAGGTACTAATGAAATATTATCTGGATTAATTACACCATCATCTTCATAAGTATAAACACCAGACACAGACATTTGAGCATTTTGTAAAATTAATTCAATTGTTAGATTACAAGTTTTAATTGCTGACATAGCATTAAATACTGGCCCTCTACCATAAACTTCACCAGAAGCTTTATTCCATCTAAATACTAAATATGGATTTGAACCTTCTCCTTCAAACATTTCTTCAAAAAGAATATGTTTAGGATTTTCCATAAGAATACACATTTTATATTTTTCAACATTTTCTTCGTGTATTTTATAAACAGCTTCAATAATTTTAATTTTATTTTTATTTCTTAAAGGATCAAAATTTTCTGGTAATTTAGCTTTAGGATAAAGTATTTTAATTTCATTAGGCTTACAATATCTAGTTCTGTAAACAGAATCTATTGCACCATCTGGCCCAGTATTTAAACAAACTCTAGTTAATGGTACTGCTGTAAATTTAATTGGATTTACTGCATCACCTTCTTCAACAAGCATAACACCTGTACCAATTGCAAGATCCATAAATGATTCATGTATCTCTTGGTTAAAGTTTGATTGTTGTAATAATTGAAATACATATTCTGTAATTTTATCTAACTCTAAATTGATGTTTGCTTTTTGTTCTTGTGGTATTTCAGATCCTGCTTGAAAGTCTGCCCATCTAGCAAATGTTGGAGTTATACCTGCTTGTAATCTAGATGCAAATTCTTGTACACCTACTACAGCAGTTTCATCAAAAATTTTATCTGTTCTTTTTTGACCAGGAGCTTCTTCGTAAAATGATTCTCTATTTGGAAGACAGTATTCATATGCTTCTTCAAATTTATCTTTCCAATAATCTTTTATACTTTGAGCTTCTTTATATTTTTTTAAAATTTCAGATGCTCTATCTTGAGTACCATAATTTATTTCTGAGTTATCTAAATAATCCATTAATTAAAAAATCCTCTACCTCCAGGTTTAGCAAATAATGACCTAGATGATGTTATTGATAATCTTTTTTTCTTATATGCATCAGCTTGTTCAGCAGCAGCTTGATCTTTTTCAGCTTGTGCTGCTTTTTGTATTGCAACATTCTCAGCTTCTATTTGAGCTTGAGTTTTAGTTTGTTTTTGCCCACCCCTGTCATCACCTTTAATAGACTGGTTACCATAAGCATCAGTTTCACCTGACATTCTTTTTGACATATATCCAGAATAAACTTCATTTTGTTTTTCAACAGACAGTTTATCAAATTCTTCTTTAGTGTAACCAATATTTTTTTTAGCCCTTTTTGAAGTTAAAACTTTTTCAGTAAAAAATTTACCAGTGTATTGTGCGCCTTTTTGTAAAGGTTTGTTTAAAACACTTGTAATAACTTGTACAGAAGGTGGCCCTTTACCTGTACTTCTTCTTACATTATAAGCACGTTGATCTTGAAAAGCTTGTGCTTTTTCTTTAGCAATATCTTTTTCTCTTGTTTTTGAATATTGTGTAGTTAATCCTATTTCTCTACTTGTTTTATAAGTATCATTATTAGAACTACCACCTTTATTGCCACCATCACCACTCATAGAAATTCCTTTTTATCAGATTTATTCCAAAATCTCTTATATCCTGCTTTTCGCAACGCACAATATAATTGCCAAGGAGTAATAATATACCATCTAAAAAAACCTATTAATCTCATTATAAAAGATACACAGCTTAATTCTTTAATTCTAAACAAATGCCAATCTTNTTTTACTGGACATANAAGTATTTCATANTCATACAAATAAGCAAAAAGGTTCTTGGATTGTTCTTTATTCAAGATAGATGTTTTAATTCCTGCATGTGTAAATTCTAAATGCTCCCATGCATCTATAGTGTCTATGTATTTTAAGGCTCCACAATGACCAAATCCATGTGGAGGTTTCCACCACCATATCCACTTAGCAAATCTTTGTGTTCTTTCATTATGGAAATAAACTAACCATTCCTCTTGAATAGATCCCATACTTTCCTTTTCTGTGTTTTTTGTCCAGCAAATACATCCCATTCTTTTTTAGCAATTACAGGTTTACTTTGTGACCTACCTGCTAATAAAGTTCTACCTTCACCAGCACCCATCATTAAATATTGTAATGCATCATGAACGTGAGAGTATCTATTTTTAAATGGCTTCTCATCATATCTATCTCCAGATGTTTGAAGTCTTCTATAATGATAACCACCACTAAATCCTTTTTTTAAATTGACACATTTTGGATCAATTATAAATCCTGCTTTACCATCTATAAGTCTTTGCAAAGCAGTATCTACAGAATCTATTCTCAAAGCAACATCATTAGATGGTGCAGGTACAGCTTTTAATCCATAATTTCTCATAATAGAAAAAGGAGTTCTTTCATCTGTTTGTGATCTAAAATCTCCAGCAGGATCTCCAAATATTTGTACATCAAAGTTTTTATAATTTTTAGCTATCTCACCTCTTAGTAATTCAGAAAATCTAACAACACCCATATCAAAACAAACAAGTTCATTTAATATATTCCATCTACCTAATGTTGTCTTTTGACCAAAGACAGCAGCAGGTGTTAAACCAAAGTCAATTCCAATAAATAATGTTTGATTTACATTTGGTTTTAATTGTTCTGGAGCTATATGTAATTCTTGTTTAAAGTTAGGATATACAGGTTTACCTTCTTCAATAGATCCTAATTTGTTTAATACATAAACATCTATCCATCCTTTTGTTTTACCTCTAATAATATTAGGATAGTATTTAGGTGTTAAGTTTTTTTTATTTTCTGCATTTTCATTTGGAACATATTCTTCTGTAAATCCTTCTTTGTTTTTCTTTTCTATTAAAGCAGGTGGTTGTGTATGAAAACTCCAGTTGTCTGGTTTAATTAACATAAGAGCTTCATCTCTTGAGATGTGATCTGGTACAGGAACATCACCTGCCATTATTGGCCACCAATGATCTTCTTCTGGTGCATTGGTATCAGCTATAACTCCATACCATGTAGCACCACCATCTCTCATAGAAGGATAACGACCTACCCTCATAGTACAAGCATCTATAATTGATTTAGGTATTTCTCTAGCTTCGTTTACCCAAACACCAGTAAGTTCTAAAGATAATAATTTTTTAACATCTTCTGGTCTATCAAGAGCTAAGAATATAACTTCTAAATCTATATCACCTTTTATTATTTTATGAGTATAAGGTACAGACCAAGCAAAGTTTCCCCAAGTATCTTCTGGAAACCAATCTAACCAAGTTTTAATTGTTGTTGTTTTTAATTGTGGGTTTGTATTTCTTATTACTGCCCATCTTGATTTACGAACACCTTGTTCGTTTTTATTTTGTAATAATGCTCGTCTAAATATTTCTATACAACAAGATACAGATTTACCAGATCCAACTGGGCCCCTTAAACCTCTAAAGAAGTCATCAGACTTCATAAAAGATTTTAATGTTTGTCCTTCTGGTTTGTATTGAAAATTAATCGACATTTGTACCTACATTAGCTTTTAGCAGTTTGTAGATAGTTTCTTCTCCAAAAGCTTCTACTAATTTATCAGCTTCATAGTCAGTAATCATATGTGTTGGATAATGTTTAAGATGTGTTTTTTTAACTATTGCTCTTAATCTTCTTCTATCCTTTAAACTTAAATTATTTAGAAAACTCATAAAAAATTAATACTACTTAATTCATCTTGTTCTATAACCCTATCTCTAACAATATCTAGTATTTGTTTTTCTGTACCATATTTATTTTCAAAATTTTTTTTATCAAGATGTATACCAGTATTGCCTTGGTGATGCTCATAACATAATGGAATTACTTCAAAGTGTGAGCTTCTTCTTCCGATACCTACATTACCTGTACCATTGTTTCTTATATGATGTAATGTTGCAGGACTTTGGCAGACAAAGCAACCTAACTCAGCTACTTTGTCCATCCAAATTTTTTCTTCTTTGGTAGCCACTATTTTTTCTTTTTGGCTGCCATTATTTTTTTCTTTAAAGCTGTAGGTAAAGTTTTTTGCTTTGTCGTCATTCCACTGCTTTTACTTGCAGGTCTTCCTCTTTTTGAACCGTAGGTTCCTTTTCCATAAGGCATTTTTTTTCCTCCTCTGTTATTTCATAATATGTAGCTCTACATCCATCTGGTATTGCAGCACTACATTTCTGCATAGCTATAACATCATTATCTGCAGAAAACAATATTTCTTTTTTAAAGGTTTCACCCTTCCATATTTTAGCAATGTAATACATTTATTTTTTCTTAGCTGTCTTTGCTGACTGCTTAAATGCTTTTGATGTTGGTGCACCTTTTGATCCTGGTTTTCTCATTCTTTCACCAGAACCAGATTTAATTCTTTCTCTCTTTGCATGTATGTTTGCATACAAACCTTTTTTTGCCATTTCTTTCTCCTATGATTTTTTATTATTATTTGCAAAACTTCTAGCAGCAGCTACCGAACCAAATCCCCATGCTTTTAATGCTAAGGCTTTTCTTGTAGGTCTGCCTTTGCTATCTTTCATTGGGCCTTTCATTCCTGCAAACCTTGCAGCAAATGATATTCTTCTTGGATTCTTTCCAGACTTTACAGGTGCTTTTAAATTAGAACCTTCTGTTCTTTTGAAGAAGGCTCTACCTCTAGCATTTAAACCACCTTTTGGATTTTGGTATACTTTAGCAACCATTATCTACTTTTTTTTATTTTAATTCCTTTAGATCCAATATTTAATTGATAACCAGACATGCTTCCTTTAGCACCTTTATTCATATTATCTCCAACTTTATTAGCAAGTTGAAGTAAAATATTTTCATCTTTTAAACCAGTAGAAAATTGTTTCCAAGTATTTTTTAATTTATCTTTTGTCATAATAATATTCTCCTTAAATAAACTTTACCTTTGGGTAAAAAAAAATAAAACGCACTTACTTTCCTTGCCGATTATATTTTTTAAAATCCCTTTTCTTAGCCTTGTTCATTGAACTTCTTTTAGGCTTTCGACTAGATATACTAGTCCTTTTGTATTTCGCCCTTGTTTCATGGGCAATCTTATTGAGATCGAACTTTTTCTTAGCCATGTGTAACTGATTACCTTAGTGTGTGCTTAAAATCAACTCTGTTGTGTGTGTAACTCCACTAGTCATCTAGACGATGGCGTTTTTGCCCCCACCCCCTCGTTCCGAGTGGGGCAAATGTCGGTACTCTGTACCGTCACTTTTTAAGAAAGGTCGATGTTAATCTTAATGTCCCCTTGGATATTATGTGCTACCTTATCTGGCGCTCTCAGTCCTACTCTGTCGAGTATGTCCCTCGAGGCTTCGAGTTGCACATACTCTGACTTAGCTCCNGAAGACAGGTCGATAAGTTTCCTACTCGCTGACACTGCACCTAGTCCAAGAGTTCGAGCTATTGCTTGTTGCATATAGGTCTGTACTTTTGGAAGTCGTAGTGTGCGAGAAGCACTTACTCTCCCTGCTTCTTCGCTTCCTTTGCTTGAATATCCTGCTGTTTTAGCTGCATCCTTGATACTACATCCAGTTGTTACGATGGTATCTACTAGCTTCTTCTGTTTCTCTGTTAGTTCGCTCATATAACGCTTTTCCTATTCTACCCCTAACTGTTCGTAAGGGTTAGACTTCCACTTGTCAAGCTTTATATTCGCTCTCTTGTGTTCTGTGCTACGCACATCTCTATATACAGTATATGCGACAAACGGGCTCTAGTTCGCTTTGCTCACCTCAACCACCTTCGGTGTTTTCGCCCAAAGGGTAACGATCCCTGTCGTATGCCCTCACTCCGTTCGGTTAGTGGGAGTGTCGACAAGCGACACCCTTTTGTCCCATACTCGATTTTCTCTTGACGCAGCTCCGAAGGTCGCTGCTTTATTCGCTAAGAACTCGCCTGACAGTTTGCAGAGCAAACTTCTAGGCATCCTTCTGCGCTATTGGCTTCGCCTGAGAAACCCCTGCGTTACTCGAAAAGCTTGAACGCTTTTCTGTGTTACTCGGTATCGCTATGGGCCCCTCACACACACGGGGAGTTACTCGCTTGTATCATGAGTTTGCCTCAATGAACATACCCTTCGGCGAGGACACGACAGTCGCACCCTAAAGGGCGCCAAGCCCTAAAGGGGACTGCTGTGTCGTATGTGTCATTGAGCTTTGCCTCATGATGACTGCTCGAGTAACCAGTGTGTGACACATTGGATATATTAACTATTAACTGAAAGGTAATTATGACTATATCAAATAGAGCATCAGATCTTATGTCTTATTTTAAGATAAGAGAAGATTCTGATAAAATCAAAAGAGTTGAGGAGTTAGCTATTAAAAGAGATGTAGCTGAGTCGGTAGGTAATACTGATGAGGTGACTAATATTGACAGTGAACTTACATTGTATGGAGGTGATAATGTCTAAATTAGGTAATCTTTTAAAAGTTGTAGGTATTTCGTTATTAATTATGGCATGTTACTTTGTAGGTGCCATTTTTAGTATACTGCTATCACCTGTGGTTATCGGGTTGATTGCTATTGCAGTATATAAATTAAACAATAACCAAAAAACAAACACAAAGGAGTAAATTATGTCGACACTAAAAGAAACTTACAGAGATGATCCAGATAGCAGACTTGCTAATATGGAATTAGTTTTAGATGAGTCTGAAACTAATATGGTAAATGGTATTAATACTTTAGTAGATACCATTATTACACCTTTCATCGACAATGAAGATTGGTCTAGAATAGC